ATTGTTCGTCAACCTAAGTTTATGGACGAAAAGTTCACTGGTCCAGAACCAGTGTGGACTGATGCTAAGAAATGGTCTCCTGACAAACTACGTCAGGAAATTACCCATGCCCTATATTTCTACAACTACTACATGAGCGCCGCTGATATGCGCAAGCACGTTGTAGAGTTTGGGCAGAATCATTTGCAATGGGGCAAGGCTGAGATTGCTGCTTTTGCTGAATGTGAAGACAGTCGTGTTGGCATTACCATTGGCAGTGTTTCCAAGATGATACTACGTGGTTGTCCAATGTCGCCTGATGCTGAGTTCATCACCGCAAAGATTGCCGAACTGTTGGCATATGGCAATGTTCGTATTGCTGAAAAGAAGCAAGTGGTTGAGAAACCTGTTGCCAAGCGTAATGTGCAAGATCATATGCGTGATAAATTGGCTGATACTATTGGCGACTTGGAAGTTATGTTTGATGCAATGATGGAAGGTGCCACCGATGTACCTGACTTCATGGCTTACTTCCGTGAAGGAAATATGCCACAGGCATTTGTTGCTCGTATTCGTGAAAAGTATAGTGATCAGTATGCAGAGTTGCTTGAAGGACAAGACAAGAAGGGCGATGCTGCTCTGCGTGAAGCCTACTCTTGGATGACTAAGCCAGTGTTCAAGCGTTATGATGCCTGGTATAAGGCACTGTTTGACGCACTCACAACCTATGGCGTAGTCAAGGCTGCTGTTCGTAAGGTTCGTAAGGCTCGTCCACTAAGCAAGGAAAAGGTCGTTAAGAATGTCAAGTACATGAACGAGTTTAAAGAACTCAATCTTGTATCCATTAACCCTACCGATATCATTGGTGCCACTGAATTGTGGGTATACAACACCAAGACTCGTAAGATTGGCAAGTATACGGCTGCTGTAAGCAGTGGCGTATTAGGCATCAAGGGCAGCACTATTCTTGGCTTTGATGAAAAGTTGAGTGTGGCAAAGACACTACGCAAGCCACAAGAACAGATGAAGGCATTTATGGGTGCGGGTAAAATCCAACTCCGTAAGTTCATGGATGGTATTCGTGCTACAGAAATTGCCTTGACAGGTCGTCTAAACGGTGATACAGTAATTCTTAAATCAATCAAGTAAGGTGATTTATGAAATACGACGGCGGATATCTGCATAAGCATGTGCGTTGGGTAAAATTAGATAAGCGTAATAGATTATATTCACGATATAGTCATCGCATATCTGCTCGTGATATGGGACAGATTCATAAATTACACGGATACTTTACCAGCAATTATGATTCATATACTTCAAGTTGGTGGGGTGATAATGCGCCACAGATTTATAGGCAGTGTGAAACAATGTTTCATCATAATTTTTACTTGAATGAAGAAGACTTGGTGAAACTTATCATAGGATATCCAGAATGACAAACTATAATCACTACCGCACTATCAACGACCTTACTGGTCTTGCTAATAAACTTGGGTTTGAAATTACTCCAAGTCGTGGTGCATACAATTCTTATGCCTATGAACAAAGTAGTGGCACGGATTTTGCACTTACCGTTCCAAAAGATGATGGTGATATATTACCAATCTATACACGTGGTGTAATGATATACAGTGGCACGGCAGAAGATTGTATTCACTTTATGCATGGTTGGATGAAGTATCGTGAGTATATTAGTATTCTTGGCTTTAAAGACAAGACTATTGCTGACCGTGAAGAAAAGTTGGCAAGCAAGCGTAAAATGGATCGTATGACAAAAGCAGTCGTAGATGGTAAAGACCCAGGTCCAGATTGGTATGAAGGTAAAGAAGATGAAGATATGCCCTTCTAAACCTATCACGGTTTTTCGCACTAGTTTACATCCAAGTTTATATGGATTTACTAAAAAAAGAGCATTGGAAGATGCAAAAAGTGAAGCCAATATATTATGGCATCAATTTAGCACAAATTATAAATGGGTATGGGAGAATGCCATTAAGGACACCGTAACTTTCCATGCCCATTTTGATATTGCATCACTTGAATATCGTGTAGCCGTTACCGCAAAATTTGAACCAGAAGACTTAACTTACTATCTCATGGCATTTGAAGTAGCGTAAATAACGGTATGATAGTTCATCGTTTCCGTATGGGTGATGTAGAAGATGCCCAACTCTATGCTGCTGGTCCTATAATAGAATGGCAAAAGAGTGAGGCTGGTGCGTGGGTAATGGAACACGCACTGCAAACTCCACTATTCAGAACAAACATAAACAGTCCTGATGGTTATATTGGTTATGTAGTAACTATTGAAGCAGATTTTACACCAGAAGATGAAGTTTATTTTCATCTTCGTTGGGGCGATGAACTTATCAGCCATCGCCGTGATTGGGATACTCGTTAGTCATAAATATTTGTATGGCAACCTTACAAGAACTTAAAACCGAAGTATTTGATTATGTGCGATACAGTCTTGGCGACGGTATGGTAGATGTTGAACTTGATCCTATTCATTTTGAAACATCATTATCACAGTCTCTAATACGCTATCGTCAACGCAGCGCAAATAGTGTTGAAGAAAGCTATTCATTTTTAGAACTACTGCATGATACCAATACCTATACGCTGCCACAAGAAGTTATAAGCGTTCGTAACGTATACAAGCGTAATATTGGTGCTAACAGCGGCACAAGTTCGCAGTATGAGCCATTTGAAGCAGGTTTCGTAAACTTCTATATGATCCAAAGTGGTCGTGTTGGTGGTTTATCAACCTACTATCTTTATAGTGCTTTTCTTAAAGAAGCAGCAAAGATGTTTGGTGGTTTCTTAAATTATCAGTTTAATACTACTACAAAAGAAATTACAATTATGCGCCGTCCACGTAGTGATAAAGAAACTATTCTGCTATGGACTGAAAATTATAAGCCAGATATCATTCTTCTTCAAGATATCTATAGCAAGCCATGGTTACGTGAATATACGCTTGCTCGTTGTATGCTAATGCTTGGGGAAGCACGTAGTAAGTTTGCTACGTTACCTGGTCCACAAGGTGGCAGTTCACTAAATGGAACTGACTTGCTTACACGTGGTCAAGCCAAGATTGATGCACTTGAATTAGAATTAACAAATTATATGGCTGGTGAAACTCCAATGTGGTTTGTTATCGGATAATATTTGACATTTCCTTAATTCTTTGATAAAGTAAAATCATGAAAATTATTGGTGTATGCGGTCTTATCGGTGGTGGCAAAGGAACCGTTGCGGATATCCTTGTTAAAGAGCATGGCTTTCAAAAAGTAAGTTTTGCTGACAGTCTTAAGGATATGATTGCCGCCGTATTTGGGTGGCCTCGTCATTTGCTTGAAGGTGATACAGCAGAAAGCCGTGAATGGCGTGAACAGCGTGATGATTGGTGGGCAGAACGTTTAAATTTGCCTTGGCTTACGCCTCGTTGGGTTCTACAATTTTGGGGAACCGATGTTTGCCGTGAAAATTTCCATGAAGATATTTGGATTGCAAGTTTAGAAAATAAACTTAGAAAAGTTGTTAATGGTTCATTTGAATACAGCAACATTGTTATTCCAGACACACGTTTCCCCAATGAAATCAACCTAATTCGTCGTCTTGGTGGAGAAGTATGGGCAGTCCAACGTGGTGATTATCCTGACTGGATGGTAAATCTTCTTAAACACGGCGAAGAACCACTTGACATTCATTCAAGTGAGTGGTCGTGGGTCAATGCAAATATGAACCACGTTATCAAAAATGATGGAACTATTGAAGATTTACAAACTGCTGTTACAAATTTGTTATAATATCCATACTTAACCTTTTAAAAACACCCATTTTAATCTATTCCGCTAAATATTAGCAACACCTTAAAGGAATAGACCCTATGGCAACTCTCGTATCTCCTGGCGTATCAGTAACAGTAATTGATGAAAGCAATTACGCACCAACTGGTCCTGGCACAGTCCCTTTTATTCTACTTGCTACAGCACAAGACAAGAATAGCACTGCCGGTGGCATTGCAACTTATACTACTAGTAGCACAGTAAACACACTTCAATTGGTTTCAAGCCAAAAAGAATTACTAAGCAACTATGGCTTGCCAATCTTCCCTACTGATGCAAGCGGAAACCGTCTATTTGGTAGTGAACTTGCTGAATACGGTTTGATGGCTGCTCACAGTACACTTGGTAT